ACCCCTATTATTATTATACATTCCCACACAGAAAAATTCGTGTTATACAATTCGCAGGGGTGCTACCTCGTGATGTGCCTTCCCTCCCTGTGGCGCAACCCATTTCCTTCCTGTAGCACCCCCCCCTCACCCCACGTATTGCTTTATTGTGGTATCATGTTAAAATTTGCGAAAAATCACAGAAGGATTTGGTATGGCTGGCAGGTCATTGCAGAAGAAGCGTTTAGCTGAAATTAGGCAAATGGGTGGCGCTGAATTTTTGCGGGAGTGGATACTTGAGGGTAATTCTATTCGCAGCCTAGCGAAGCAGATGGACATGCATAGCGGCACCCTGCGCAATCTTATTTTGTCTGACGCAGAGCTTACGGCTGCTGTGGATAGCGCCAGAATGCACGCTGCAGATGCGCATTTTGAGGCGACTTTTGAGATGCTTGCAGACATGACAGAGCGCCGCCAGAGAGAGATTTTTGAGGCGCTTGATGAGAATAGCACGCGGGACGCGAGTGAGGCCAACTTGAGCCAAGTTGACTTGGGGTTGGGTAAAATGATTATCGGTCAGCGCAACCTCGCAGCGCAATCGTACAATCAGGAGCGATACGGCGGGCGCAGCCAGCAGCAAATCAACATTAATATTGGTGATTTCCATTTAGATGCGCTGCGTAAGGTTAAGGTGATTGACCATGAGTAATCTCGCAGAAAACACGATGATTGACTTTGTGCAGCGGTACGGCAAGAAGCCTGCTTTATTTGTGCAAGAGGTGCTTGGCGTAGAGCCATTGCCGTATCAGGCAGAATTTCTGGAAGCGATTGCGTCTGGCGAACGCAAGATTAGCATTCGGTCGGGTCATGGTACTGGTAAGTCTACAGCAGCATCTTGGGCAATGCTATGGTATTTTTTGATGCATTACCCAAATAAAGTTGTTGTAACTGCGCCCACCAGCAGCCAGCTTTTTGATGCCTTGTTTGCAGAGTTAAAGCGCTGGATAAACGAGTTGCCTGAAGGGTTGCAGAGCATACTTAACGTTAAGTCGGATCGCGTTGAGCACACTTCTGCGCCTGCAGAGATGTTTATATCTGCTAGAACGTCACGCGCAGAAACGCCTGAAGCCTTGGCTGGGGTCCACTCTGAGCATGTTATGCTCGTTGTGGATGAAGCCTCTGGTGTACCTGAGCAGGTATTTGAGGCTGCGGCTGGCTCCATGTCGGGTCATAACGCGACTACGATTATGCTGAGCAACCCCACGCGGAGCAGCGGTACGTTCTTCGAAAGTCAGACGCGCATGGCAGATAGCTGGTGGACGCGCCGTTGGTCATGCGTGGATAGCCCTCTGGTGAGCGATGAGTTTGTTGAAGAGATGCGGCTCAGGTATGGCGAGGAAAGCAATGCGTATCGTATTCGTGTGCTGGGTGAGTTTCCGCTTGCTGACGATGACACGATTATCCCGTTTCATCTTGTGGAGAATGCCACGCACCGCGATGTGCAGATTGATGAGGATACCAAAGCGGTCTGGGGGTTGGACGTAGCGCGCTTTGGGCAGGATAAGACTGCGCTGTGCAAGCGTCAGGGTCCGATTGTGACTGAGCTTAGGGCTTGGTCTGGGCTGGACTTGATGCAGACTGTGGGTCGTGTTGTTGCTGAGTATGAGGCGTTACCGCCAAGCAGACAGCCAACGCAGATACTTGTCGATAGCATTGGCGTAGGCTCAGGTGTGGTGGATCGCCTGCGTGAGATTGGCCTGCCTGTGCGCGGCGTGAATGTTGCTGAAAGCCCGTCTATGGGCGATACCTATCTTAACCTGCGGAGTGAGCTTTGGTTTAAGACTAAGGGTTGGCTTGAGGATCGTTCTTGCAAGCTACCGAAGAATGACCAGCTTATCGCAGAGCTAACCAGCATTCGCTATAGTTTTACCAGTTCAGGCAAAATGAAAGCTGAGAGTAAGGATGAGATGCGCAAGCGTGGCTTGGCCTCGCCTGACTTAGCTGATGCGCTGTGCTTGACGATGGCTTCTGATGCTGCAACGGCTTTGTCTGGGTCATTCTCTAGCTGGCGTGGCGAAATTAGAAGGAATTTGCGTGGAATAGCGTAATGTGATACGTTTGCAGCAAAAGGAGTTAGCTATGGCGTATGGAAAGAAAATGGGAAGCAAAGCTGGTTTTAAACCATGTAAAGGTTGTCCCACACCTGCAGCGTGTAAGCGTAAGGGTAAATGCATGGCTAAGGCGAAAAAGTAATGCCAAAGGGTCTTTATGCAAACATTCATGCAAAGCGTAAGAGAATTGCAGCAGGCTCTGGCGAAAAGATGCGCAAAGCTGGTGCAAAAGGTGCGCCAACAGCTAAAGCGTTTAAGAAAGCAGCTAAGACAGCTAAGAAGAAAGTAAAGAAGTGATGTAATGTTTACCGCGTTTGTTCTCTTGTGCGCTCAAAATTACTGCTTTGCAGTCGGTGGCCCTGCGTATGTCGATGAGAATGAATGCATTGCTGATTTTATGCAGAACGGAGTTCCATCTTTGCAGATGAAATATCCAACGTATACAATTACGCAGGTTAAGTGTTATGAATGGGAAAAGCAGGTGAAGTCCTAATGCCGTATTCTAAGTATAGCCCAAAGCAAAAAAAGTTAGCTGCAGTGGCTCCACCACGCAAGAAAATTACTGGCGCAGACTTGAAGAAGCTGAGCAAAAACAAAAAAGGTAAAAAGAAATGAAAGCAGGAGCAGCACTAGGATTACTCGCTGGTTTAGGCGCATTGAATGCGTTAGGCGGTGGCAGAAATGGCACAGGCAAGCGTTTTACTGGCTTGATGGACATGTTAGACGGTGGCGGCGCTGGCGCATCTGGGGATCGCTTTGAGGGCGGTGGCCTGCTTTCTATCTTGGGCAATCTTTTTGCTAAACCGCTTGAGGCGCAGGATAATGTTGAGCGGATCGCTGCTGACACGAATGCGACTAAGGCTGTGACAAAAACGCTTGAGGACATGGCTAAGGGTGGCACACTTACATCTCGCTTGGATGGCAAGGATTTCCCAATGCAGTATTCAGGTCGCGGTAACGTTGGAATGCCTCGCAGTGGCATGGAATATTCAGGTCGTGGTCTGTTAGCTGGTTCGCCAGAGGAGATGCAGTATTCGGGTCGTGGAAATGTTGGCATGCCTCGTAGCGGCATGGAGTATTCAGGTCGCGGAATGTTGGGTATGCCTGCTGAAAATGTTATGGCGAATGTTGAAAGCCCTGTTGCAACAGGCGCAAGTAGCGCTGCGCAAAACGAGGCAAACAAAGCCCAAATGCGCATAAACATGGGCGGCGTTACGAGAGATCAATATGATGCAATGACTAACGCTGAAAAACGTGAACGCGGATTGCCAGTTGGTGGGCTTGATTTGGCGTTTGCTGGCTCAGATGCTTTTGCTCAGCCCATGCAATATTCGGGTCGCGGTATGTCGTCTGGTGATCCAGAATATGATGCGTTTGTAAATATGGTTAAAGATGACGCAGCATTCACAGGAATTATGGACAACCCTGTGGCGCTCAGAAACATCTTTAATATGTATAAGCAGCAAATGGGAATGTAATGCCTAAAGACCCCCGCCTCGCCCGCGCTGGAGTATCGGGTTATAATAAGCCCAAGCGCACTCCAAGCCATAAAACTAAGTCACACGTAGTTGTGGCTAAGGATGGCGATCAGGTTAAAACAATTCGCTTTGGTCAGCAGGGCAAGACGGGCGATAAGACTATGACAAAGCGTGCTAAGTCGTTCAAGGCAAGGCACGCTAAAAACATTGCCAAGGGCAAGATGAGCGCCGCATATTGGGCAGATAAGGTTAAGTGGTAATGGCTATTACAACCTACGCAGAACTAAAGACCGCAATCGCCAACTGGCTAAACCGCGATGATCTTACGAGTGTTATCCCTGATTTCATTAGCTTGGCAGAGGCTGACATGGATCGCAAAGTGCGCCACTGGCGTATGGAAAAGCGCGCGACTGTGCAGCTAGATGACCAGTATTCGCGCGTGCCGTCCGATTGGCTTGAGAGCATTCGCTTTTACCTTTCTGGCGGTCAGACGTATGAGCTGCGCCAGACTTCGCACGCTGACATGATTAATCGTCGCATGAACGCGGCAAACACAAGCGGTCGTCCTCAGTTTTACACGATGAGCGATGGTGCGTTTGAAATCTTCCCCACGCCTGACGCCGCGTACACGGCAGAGCTTTTGTATTACGGCAGAACGGCTGCGCTGTCTGACAGTAATACGAGCAACTGGGTGCTTGAATATGCGCCAGATGCGTATCTGTATGGTGCGCTTATGCATTCCGCGCCCTACCTTGTTGATGACGCAAGAACGCAGGTCTGGGCATCCCTCTATCAGACAGCGATAGATAATGTTAATATGGCATCAGAAAAAGCGCGCACAAGTACATCTGGAATGCGCATGAATATTAGGAGTTACTAATGAGCTTTACAGATTATCTTGAGGACAAAATCCTTGACCACGTTTTTGGCGGTAATGCGTATACTGCGCCAGCTACGCTTTACGTTGGCTTACACACATCTGCGTCTAGCGATAGCGCGGCAGGCACTGAGGTGTCTGGCGGATCATACGCGCGTCAAACTGCGGCGTTTACTGTGAGCGGCACTAGCCCAACAGAGGCGACAACGGGTTCTGCGATTGAGTTTCCTACGGCGACAGCGTCTTGGGGTACTGTGACATACGCGGGAGTGTATGACGCGGCATCTGGCGGCAACTTGTTGGCGTATGCTGAGTTGACCGATCCAAGCGACTTTACGACTGCGCTGCCCAAGGCGATTGATACGGGCGACATTTTCCGCATTTCTGCTGGTAATCTTAAAATACGATTGGACTAATCCATGGCTACTATTGTTACACGTTCTGGGAAGGGGTCTCCGCTTACCCATGCCGAAGTTGATGCCAACTTCACAAATCTAAACACGGATAAGCTGGAGCTATCTGGCGGCACCATGACGGGTAACTTATCCTTCGGCGATAGCGTCAAGGCGACTTTTGGTGCGTCTGCGGATTTGCAGATTTACCATGATGGGTCTAATAGTTATATTAGTGACCAAGGCACAGGTAACTTACGAATACTTGCGGAGGATTTTCGTGTAGTAAATGCTGCAAACTCTGAAACAGCGATACAAGCTAATGTGGATGGCGATGTTCGTTTGTATTACGATGCCGCCCTCAAACTCGCCACCACCAGCACAGGCGTAGACATCACGGGTACTTTGACCAGCGATGGGCTTGACTTGGGGGCTACTACAGACGGGGCAACAGTCTCCAATACTGCTTCAGACTATCAACTCCAACTTGGGGCAGCGCAAAGCACAACAAATAATATTGGTCGTAATATTTCTTTTGGGATCGCTGGTGTTACTACCGCTGCAATCAACACAATAGACGCAGGAACATCAAACTCACAGCACTTGGCTTTTTATTCAGGAAATGCAACTGCGGTTTCGGAGCGTCTTCGTATTTCCACAGGCGGCGACATCAGCTTCTACGAGGACACAGGCACCACGGCAAAGTTCTTCTGGGATGCGTCTGCTGAGAGTTTAGGCATTGGGACGAGTTCGCCAGAGGTCTTAATGCACCTGACCGACAATGCAAACGGTGCAAAGCTGAGATTGCAGGGGAATGGGGGTAACGCAGCAGATAGTCTGTTGGGATCGCTGGAATATTTTAATAACGATGGATCAGACGATACTCCCGCTGTTGTTTCCTCTATAAATTCTTACTCGTCTGCTGCAAATGGAACAGGCGGTTATCTAACTTTTGCAACACATGATGGAACAGAGGGCGGTGAGGGATCTGATCCTGTTGAACGCATGCGCATCGATAGCAGCGGACGGGTTGGTATTGGGACAAGTTCGCCTAGTGCTAAACTTGATGTAGCAGAAACAGATAGTGTTACATATTCATCATCTGCTGTGCAGGGTGATTTAATCATATCTCGTAAAAACTCTGCTAACACAGTTAATCAGGTGGTTGGGTTAGAGTTTGACGTTACAGGCTGGTCTGGAAGCACAACTGGTGTTGCTGGTATATCTGCTATTCAAACAGGTGCTAACGCAAGTAGTGCTGCTCTAGCGTTTCAAACGAGAAATTCTGGCACTATCGCAGAACGTATGCGCATCGACAGCAGCGGGAACGTAGGCATTGGGACGAGTTCGCCAACATCCCGTCTAACAGTGGCTAGTGGGTCAGATGGAACTGGTACAGGAGATGGAATACATTTCTTTGGAAGTGCTAGTAATAATCAAGCAGCAATACAGAGCTTTAATGCTGGTTCCTATGATGGAGACTTACGTTTTTATACCTCTAAACACGGTAGTGCAAGTACTTCTATTGGCTCAGAACGCATGCGCATCGACAGCGACGGTGACTTGCTGTTGGGAAAAACTACTGCGGCATCAACTACCGCTGGTATGCACTTAGATACAAATGGAAAAATAACAACAACAAGAAGCAGTGGCCCAGCCGCAGCTTTTGTCAGGCTTACTTCGGATGGTGATATTGTTACCTTCCAAAAAGACGGCACCACTGTGGGGAGTATTGGGACAGCATTTGGCGCTACTTACATTGGCACTGCTGACACTGGACTGTATTTCAATGGGTCGTCGGATGCAATTATACCATACAACCCCTCTGGGCCATCATCCCGTGATAATGCAGTTGACCTTGGGTTGTCTTCCACCCGCTTCCGCAACCTCTACCTCTCTGGCGGTGTCTACCTTGGCGGCACTGGGTCGGCCAATAAGCTGGATGACTATGAGGAGGGGACTTGGACGATTACGAGTGAAAATGCGGGTGTTAGTAACCCTTCTACTGTTAG